CACCTTCAATCAGGTACTTGCAAAAAGCACTGAACCAAAGATAGATTCCCCATTTCAGGTGTTCGTCCAGATGTTTGGCATGTTCGCAGTATGTCCCGATCAAATGAGGATTGAATGGTTCGCGATATTGTCCGTCGAAAGTGGCATCAACCTTTCCCTTATGAGGATTTCGGTACAGTATTCCAACCAGGCAATCCAGCGATTCAGGATCATGCTCTTGCGTGAACCGGTTGAAAAAATCCACTGCAGCCCGGTATTCTCCGAAACGCAAATCCGCTCCATGCGATTGCGGACCAATCAAGCCGTCGATGGCTGGGAGCGGATTATGCGTCGAAGTGTAGTTCATCGTTACTTCATTGCCGTCATCAATTGAAAATATCCACTCCAAATGATCGGCGATGGTAGAAACAAGTGCGAGGTATCTTTCCTGTTGCCAGGGTAAAATGAATTTCTTTCGGCCAAGCATGAAGTCAGCCAGATCTCGAAGCACGTCGATGGGCGAAATCTTATCGTTGGCCATCATCCTGAAAACGGATTTCAGCAGGTATTTAAACTGTTTGGGAGTGAATTCTTCCCAACATTCCGGAATGTCTGTATATCTTTTCATAGTCGTTTAATTAAAGCCCAGCACCCTGGCTGCCATAAACTGATTCAGGACTATCATTCCATGCGCCGGTATCCAACCAATCACCAGGATCATTCCAAGCACCGGATTCAAGCGCCCAGGTTGAATCAATCAACATCATGTTATGAGATTGTTCTGCAAATTTGAAAGTAAAGCCGGCTGAAGTGATTGCACCACGCCGTTGGTTCTCTGCCAAGTCCACCTCATTGATCACTATCTCACGGTATTCGCCTTTGTAGAAGCATTTGACGAGCTCTGAGGCAACCAGCTCACGAAGCAGCAGAATGTCAGCTGAAGAATAAACCTTTCCGATGGAGGCAGTGAAAGTATCCTGATGCTCAATGTTGAAGCGTTTCTCAACATGGTCAATTTTGCTGCTATCGAACGAAATCGCACCTTTACGGACCATCTCGCCGCGAGTGATCAATGTTTCAGTAACTCCGAAGGAATTAAGAAAAATAAAAGTCCTGGCATCGATATAGCTTTCCCGATCAAGCAAATACTTGACGTAATTTTCAAGCTGGCCGACATAGTAACCCAAAATCGAATCTGGTTCAATTTCAGGGAATAGCAGGCAGATTTTCCTCAGTGTGATTTCAATCGTTTCAAAGCCATCGGCAAGAACGGTATGAAACGTTTCCAGATCTGATTCAACAATCACATTATTCTCCAGGTAAATAACCTTGGCCTGAACCGGCTCTTCAGTTGTCATGTAGAAGGTCAGGAACTCGCGAGCATTCGGGATCGTAACCTTGGAACGATACTGCAGGTTAAGCGCCTTCGTCTCAAAAAATATAGATGCTTCCTGCGATGTATAGGCTTTGCAATATAAAACCGTTGTGGATCCGGAAGCCGTATTGTTGATTTTAAAGCTGAACGTCTTGGATATCCCCGTTTGTGGACCGGTCGCCAGTTCGCCGGAAAGATAATTCTCAAACAGTTTTCCAAGGTCGCGAATGTAGATGTTCCCAGATGAGTCCGGAACATACGATTCCTTGAGTATGGAAACGACACCATCCAACACCTCAAAAGAGATTCCAGTGCTGGAGGCAATGATGAAATCCTTAATGGTGCTGGTCAGACTATATGCATCCGGTCTCTGTGTAACGGTCATATCTGCATGTATTTTTTGTTTTCATCATTGGCCGGAAACATGGAGAATTCGACCGGTGTTCCATTATGTTCCCGCTTCATGCGATCAATCAGCTCAAGAGCATCATCCATCAACCAGGTTGATAAGGAGCGAACCTCTGAAACAGATGCCGGGTTGGAGCCGTTCATGGTCTGAGATCCGGAAACATAGTTTCGTACAACTCCTGCAGGAATGATGCTCAGCGGTAGGCGGCGTATGGCAAGCGACATGGCCAACAATGGGATGGGAGGGTAGATGTACTCCAACAACTCAGTATGGGCTGCTGTCAAGTCCTTACCTGCCAATAGCGTAGCGTAGTCTGTTCCAAGAGCCGGCTTGATATATAAGCGCTGCGCTTCTCTGACGAAAGGGCAAAGGATGACAAACAATCGGCCAGATCTATCGATTGGAAAATATTGATCAAACTTTTCCGCATTTCTGATGAAAAGGGTCTCAAGCGATTTTTTATAATCAGAATCTTTCCATTCATCATAGGTTTTCGAATCCAAATAAGAAATCAACCGATCCACGGCCCTGTAATAGTAATCCATGTGGATTTCATCATCTCTTTTCAGCTGCCATTCCCAAGGAAGTTTTTCTGAATTTGAATCAATCTTATTTTTCCGCCCAGAATCCTCGTGACTGATATCGTTTTTCTGTGACATTTTCAACGTGGCAAGCAGCGCGATGGGAAGCTGAACGCGCTCCACTAGCTCAGTTAATCCAGCTGTGGATTCATCGTATGCCTTTTGCGCTTTGTCAAAAACAGGCTGCCCAATAATCTTAATCAAATCTTCCGTTGCCAGATCGATATCCGTCTTGATCAGCGCGAACTCATTATTGAGATAATAATTTCCCGTCAATGCTCTCAGCTCCTCAGAGCCGTTATTATTCTTGTTGAATATCATGGTTTACATTTTATTGGTTGAACGATCCTTGGCCGAAACGTTGTCCTCCTTGTTGACAATCTGCCGGTACAATCCCATAGAAAGATTCTTTCCAGGGAAATTCACTCTGAATGCTTCATGTATAGGTTCAAAAACAATGTCCTCACATATCTGCGAATCAGCAGCATAGAATATTTTCAGAGCGTAAAGCATCTGTGATCCGCTATCACCCTTGCCATCAATGATGATGTTAGACAAAGCAGGATTGAGTCCAAAGCCAGAAGTTGTCGAACTGTCGGCTATACGCGAGATCTTCGTTTGGGCATCGATGTATTTGTCAATGTTCATTTCGATAGGTTCCACCTTCCATTCGCATTTATTTCCGTCGTTATCGACAAAATCAATAGTTTCCAAAAATTTTCCGGCGTTCCGCTTTCCAGCCAGCACTTTGGCAATCATTGCAGTCAATTCTTCCCGGAGTTTCATCAGTTCGGCTTGAACCTGAATTTCATCCCAATCCGTATGGATCTGCTCGATTAGGTCTTTCTTCTGATCCCAATATTGTGCCGGTTGATGGACGTGATATGCTGCAGCAATCATATTGTCTGTCAGGTATTGAATGATGTCCGGAATATCATTGGCACGGCGAACCCAAGGGATGGATCCAAAAAAGGATGATATGGCATAGAAATAGCGAGAAAATGACCTGAATGAATGATACTTCATTGAAACAGGATAGGCTCCTGGATCTGAAGGATCATAGATGTTGTACCGGCGCATAACCCTTCGTCGTTGGTTCTCGAAGTCTCCGACAATGATTCCACGTACATCTTCCAGCCGGTTCCCATCGTTTTCAGGCCACTCGAGGCGGCAGTCATTGGAATGCTCACATTCAATCTTTGCAATCCAGTTCTTGCCAACACGGCGCCCTCTGGAGGCAACATACTTGACGAAGATTCCGCGCATGTAATTGAACTCAAGAATGGCATTCCGAATGTATTCCTTGTAGTTCCAGGTATTGAGCCAGGCTTGAACCTCCTCGTCTTCCACCCATTCCCGGATTATTTCATTGTTTTCGAACTTCAACTGGTATAGAAATGGACCTTGGCCGTACTCAAGACCTGTTTTCCTGTCAAGAATCCCCGGGCCCAGATTGTTTTTTTCCAATAGGTTCCGGACATTTGCCGGCAAATTATTATCGGATCCAAAAGGTACTACCCGGACGGAACCAAAAACAGCCGGTTGACTTTCCCAGGATCCAGCGAAATTAAGGACGGCACTCAGAGCCATATCGTCCGAAGGCCTGGTCATAGAGATTGCATATGTTCCGGCCGTTGTGTTCACGAAGGAAAAACCTCCAATTGTCTTCACATCACTCATAATTAATTCAGTTCTAATTTTTGACCTTCAAACTCCAGGAGAAGGAGTTGATAGCAGCGGCCATATTCGTTTGCATTCAAATCGAAATAATTCAACATGATATCGGCATGGCGGTTGTCATCGACCGTGCTTTGCTTTCTTAACCTGGCTTTGTGGACTTCAACTATACCGTCACTTTTTCCACGATCTGCGCTGTAGGACATGAATGAAAACGAAAAGGATAAATTCTTTTCGCTCAGACCTCTCATCTTTTCAATTGCCTGAAATAAATCCATGATCTAATTTTTGAATAAAAGTAGATTTCAGGGCATCTTTCGAAAAGGACAGAAAAAGCCGGCAACCCATCGCAGGCAGCCGGCTAATCCTAACCTTAAATCACTTTAAAAAATAATTGACAACAATAAAAGAGCACCGGAAACAGCAGCTATCAATGCGCTTCTGATCTTTTCCGTTTTAATCTCCGAATCTTTTTCATTTATGGTGGATTGGAAAGTGCTGATTCTTTCTTTTTGTTCCAGGTTCGTAGCCTGGCGTTGTTGGTCCAAGTCCTTGTACATTGAAATAACCTCGATCTGGCCGGTTAATAGAGTTTTTGCCTCCAATAGCTCCGCCTGCAGGGAATCTTTTTGCACAAAGATGACGTTTGCCGTCCTGATCTGTTCAATCGGAACCACAGCCACGGTGTCCCCGTCCTCCACCTGTATACGCTGAGAATAACCAAAGGGAACTATCAGCAGGAAGAGCATAAATGCGAGCAATCTTGTTTTCATAATATTTGCGTTGGTTGGAAATTCTTGTTTGGTATTCACTTTCAATTGCCTGCTGTCTTAATTCAGCCTGCTTTTTGATGGAGTCGGACCTTGCCTCCAAAATAGCCACGGCTTGAGCATGCGGTTTGTCGTCATTACTGGAAGATGGTGGCCGGCCGGTACCGGTTAAGTTGATTGAGGCTAAAATGATAACCTGAAGCACGATGATGATCACCATCAGCCAATCTTGTTTTCTCGATTTCATGGCTGAACTTCCTTTCCGGCTTCTTTGGTTTTTTTCACCCTTGTCTTGGCAATAATACCAAGCGCTGTAGCCCCTCCGATAATGTTCCAGGCATTGTTTGTGAACCATTCAGGAGTAGTAAGACTTAGGATACTGATCTTGGTCAGTGCCAAGACTATCGCGATGACGGTTGTCGATGATCCGGCAACCCATTTCCAAAATAAAGGCGTCTCAGCCTTCCATGCTTTTCTAAATTTTCTCAGAATATTCATATTATATTGATTAAAATTCGTTGAGTAAACAATAGGAAACGAAAATCTGCTTCTTTACCAAGCCAATTATTCTGTAATAATCGGCGGCTATATTGCACACCTGACAACCTTCTGACCATTTACCAATAATCCATGCAATAAAGGTTTTTAGTCTACTAGCATCTTTTTCGTATGTTGCAGTATGGAAGTTGATGCCAATGATCCCAATCTTTACTTCTCCAATTTCCTCAGACTTGAGATTCTTGTTATTGTCTCGATAGTAAAAAACTGGCGAGACCTGAACCAACGCTTCCATTTTTCCTTTATGAAGCCCATTCTTCCAGAAGTTGTGATAAAATTCGTCAGCCTTCACTACGGCACAACCGGCTTTATTATACTCCATAAAGCTCGTAAGGCCATACTTCCCCGGGTTGGTGGTTCCGGAAGTAAGCATGATAAACTTTTCCCCAAGGAAGAGATAGAACTTGTCGTCGAACTCGTCTGCAGCATCTTCCTTGGATCGAATACCGATGATCCAATACCCAACCGGAATTCCGTGAAAACTTTTGAGTGACTTTACTCTTGCCAATATTTCCTTATCGGTGTATGGTTTTACATTTGTCTTCATGTCATTCGTTAGTTAACTGATCGTTCTTTTGAAAATCCCTCATGTGGGGTAATTTCTTGACAAATTCTAAGGATAGCAGGAAGTACACATACCTAAATAGTTTTGCACCTGGGGAATCTCCTGGACAAAGCCGTGTGACGTTTTTTAGGATATTGATTATATAAAAGGCGACCATGCCCCATGTGGTTATATTTAGTCCTTTCAGTATTTCATTCCTATTGTTCATTTGATCTCCAAGGGCAAAAAGCATATTGGCCAGGAATAGGTATATTGCCATCTCGATAAAAGCCTTCATGAATTTCTTCCAATCGAGATGCTCATTATTGGTAACCATTCCGGTTATGTACCCAACTAAAACGTTTACAATCCACAAGACGATTGCGACCTTCCACACATAGTGAATCGGCTCAAAGTAAAAATAGAGACCTGTTAACCATCCAAGAATGGTCATCCATACTAATTTCAGGAAAGGGATTGGGTTGGGATCCATTGCGTTGTTTTTTTAAGCGTTAATTCAAAAGTATTTTGTTGACAATAATCTTAAAAGGACTACAAACTCATCGACTAACATTTCCCAACATCGTTTGGAATTTCTTTGTTTGCTCATAACTTCCTTTGGGACCAGAAATCAATGAGTACGCCTCGATGGGTTGATCAAGGCGATCCATCAATTTTTTATGCATGTAAGAGTATTGATTCACCAGGTCTGAAAAGGCATTAAGCATGAGTGATTGATCGGATCCGTAGGACGATGAGTTGCCAGGCATTTCCGAACCATATCCGCCAGATCGTCTTGAACCTCCTGACAGTTTTACCTTCTCAAGAATTTGAGTTGTGTTTAGCATCCGGATGGTTCCATTCTTTTGAGCGATATCAAAAACGTCCAGAAATTTGCGTACTGCAGGGTTTCGAACGCCATCAGCCTTATTAACAAACTCATTAGCATGAACAACACCAACTTCTTTATGATCATCCGGATCCGACTTGGTCATTCCTCCATCAAAGTATCCAAGTGAGGTGCTCTTGATTGCATTGCGCTGTTCGACTGCAGACTTGATATTCATGCCGGTAATACCAACAAGTAATGCGGTCAGGATACCCGCATAAATAGGATTGATTCCATTGACGTCCCAGATCTGAGCGATACCTAGAGCACCTTGGGCAATTGCCTGAGCAATGCCAATGGCCATATTGGCATCAGCCTGTTTTTTCTTCAGGTCCAATTCCTTCTGAGCGTATTTTTTCTCAATTTTCTCCCGGGCATCGGCGTTATTTCCCGCTGCAGTTAGTTCCCTTTGCTTGGAAGCCTCCAAGCTGGCCGCCTGAGCATCATTTGATGCACTTACGAAATCAGCAACGGTATTGACGAATCGAAGTGCCTCCTGAGCATACTCTTCGCCCTTTTTAAGTTTATAGGAATTGATGGCGTCGGCACTCTCTTTCTCCGATGCTTCCGCTTCCTTGAGTTTTTTCTTAAGGGCTTTTAGGCCTTCTTTATAAGATAGTTTCTCTTTATTCAAGCCAAGCTCTTCCCGCAACTTTGCGACTTTAACTAGGTGTTCCTTCTCGTTTTGAAGTTTATTTTTCGTAATTGCCTTTTCGGCTTTCAATAAAGCCGCTGCTTCAGCATTGACGGCATCCGTTGCAGCAGCTACGGCTTTATCTTTCTCCTCTTTTGAATTGAATTTTGCATCACTGATCAGTTCCGAAAAATCCTTAGCCTCCTGCAGGCGTTTTTCTGCCAGGGCTTTATCTAGAGCAAGTGTTTCGCTGGCATAATCTTCCTGGGAAATGATGCCACTATCAAGATCATCCTGAAGTTTTTCTCTTTTCGTATTTTCAAAAACGTCAATAGCTCGAAGAGTAGCGGAGTGGGCATCCTGAATGACCTTCAATGACGCTTCATTGGCCGTGATTTTTTTGGCCATTTCAATATCTTGGAGCCTGTTTTCGTATTCATTGTATTGAGCAGAATCCTTGGCATACAAATCACGTTTTTTCTTCAAATATTCAACCTCCAGATCCAGCATCCCTTTATCAAATTCTTCTTTTGATTTTCCGGACTGCTTTAGTTTTACCTGTTCGGCAAGAAGTTTTTTATCTAAAGCAGCTACTTCTTCTTTATGTGGATCATCGTCTCCTCCAGGAGGTGGTGAAATCTTTTTTTCAACCCATTTCCCAGATTTAAATACAAGTGTTTTACCATCAGCACCAATTCGTTCATCACCTTCTTTTGGTCCAGGTGGAGGTGGAGGCGTAGAGGAAACCTTACTGATAAGTACTGAATAACTTTTATCGATGAAATCAAGATCATTTTTCATTAATCTAAATGACTTAGCAAGATTCGAAGGATAAAACTCCATCCCTGGTGTAAAATTCTTTCCCAATTTATCCGACATATACTTTCTTGCAGCCTGAACTCCTTCGTCATACGTCTTAGCCGTTGTAATGATATCTTTTATGCGATTGACCATGACGTTGGCAACATCATCACCTTCAGTAGCTGCAATCGCATTGGTCATTGTATTAATTATTGAGACCTGCTGTTTTATATACTTTTCAGTGACATCAGCTTTCGCCTGATCCCTTACTTGAATAGCTATCTTTGATCGAAGAGCATTATTTACATTGTTTTGAGCAGTCGTAATTTTATCAAGATTATCTTTTTCATTTAATTGATAACCAATATATTTCCCATAAATCTCATTGATTTTTGTAATAAGGTCCTTTCTGGTTTGAGTACCTTCTTTTGATTTTTTTAATGCGTTAAATAGCTGATCCGATCGAAGAATCTCAGTATTCATTTGAGTATTGTAGCTTTTCATCGCTTTTTCAGCGATGGTTTTGGCCGTTGCCAGTTTATATATTCCAATTGTTACAGCGGCAATAGCCACACCAATCGCGACATACGGATTTAAGCCAAGGGTAGTAAAAAAGGCTTTTGTGGCAAGGTTTGCAGCGCGTGTGGCACCGGTTAAGTATCCAGTCACAGCTACTTGCAATAAAGTCGCTGCTGTATTTGCTTTCTGCCAAATCAATTTTACTTTTTCAATGACAAGTTGCTCTGCGGAAGCTATTTTTGCGCGAGAAATGGCAATGGCATAAGCAGTCATAACAACTGCTAGAGACCATATAAGACCTTTATTTTCGTTCAACCATTTGGGGAGTTCAACTAGCCCTCTTGTTAAGTAGGTTAATAAATTAGTAGATTTAAGCAAAATTGGATTCAAACTCGAACCAAGAGCCAAGGCCGTCTCGTTAAAGCCCTTTTTGGCCTTGTCCAGTTGAGCCGCCATATTGGAATTCTTGATGTTGTATTCCTTTGTGACTGATGTCCCTTCAGCCATGGATTTGTTTGCAAGAAGTTGCGCTTCATCAATCTTATCAATGCTTCCGGCCATGGAACTGAGAACTCCGACGGCCCTGGCGCCATCAAGGCCCATATCTTGGAATATTGGTATTAAGGCTTGGAATCCTCCTTTTTCGTTCATTGCCCGAAGAACCTGCTTGATGGCTGCATTTGCATCGGTATTCAGCAACTTTGTAAATCCCTTGACTTCCAGCCCTGCTAGTTTTGCGAATTTGGCCGGATCGCCCATCAGTTTCATAATGAAATTCTGAAGCGCTGTGGCCGACATTTCTACCTGTTGCATGTCCTGGTCCAAAGCAGAACCAAAACCAAGAATTGCATCCATGCTGATATTCGCCTGCTTTGAGATACCACCAAGACGGCCGGCAAATGCTACTAGAAAACCTTCATCAGCAGATGAAGCGGCTCCAAGAGAATTGATTGCAGAACCCACGGCCAGCATCTGTTCTTTAAGTCCGAGGCCCTGCAACTCTTTGGTTGATTTATCAAAAACACCAACCATCTTTCCGATGTTTTTAATTGCATCCTCACCAAGATCCTCACCTAGGGCAACATTGATTTGATTTCCGGCATCTACAAAATCTAAAATATTCTTAGATCCTTCAATACCCAATTTCCCTGCGTCTCGAGCAAGATTATTAAGGGATTCCCGAGATGTTCGGGTATCCATCTTCTTGAATTCCTCATTCAAACTAAGAATTTCCTCTTTCGTTAGGTTGGTTGTTTTTCTGACATCAGAATATACATCATCCATGTGCGCAAAATCCTCAGCCATTTTTCTAAATGCCATGGATGCCCCGGTGATACCGGCAATACCAACGGTGAGCATTCCAAAATACTTATTGATGCCATTCGCCATTTTTGATAGCGAGAAACCAGATGCAGTTGCTTTACCTGATAACTCGCCGATTCTTGATGTAACATCCTTAAGCTGTTTTCGATATTGATCAAGTAACGGACTATTGCCTGGAAGATGCTTGATTATGGCATTCAGTTCACTTTGTCGGCGCTGCAGTTCTTTGATGCTAAGATTTCCAAGACCGATTTTTTCAAAAAGCTTGTCATATTCAGTCTGGGCAGTGCGAAGTTTTGCTGCTGCAGCAACATATTCGTCCGTTCCTTCCTTGTACTTTTTCAGTTCTTTCCTGGCGTCACGCATGTCGCCTTCCAGTTCGCGAAGTCTTTTCCTGGATTGGTCATTCTTGATTACAATTTCCAGTTCAACCCTATCAATTTTTAAACTCATTTTTGTGTGTTTATGCGATTTTGGATGATTCCCTTGAGTCGGGAAACTTCTTCTGTGGTTAATTCATTCGAGAGTATGGAATAAAGCCTATTCAGGCTACCGTATGCATTGGCGGAATACCAGTCAACATCCTTTCGTTTCTTTGGCCGGTTCTCCTTTACACCCCAAAGTAGAGCGTTGGTATTCGGAGCCATACTATTTTTCTTTTTGTGCTTCCGGATTTCGATGAAACGACCATAGATGTTGAACTTGTAGCGTAGTCCTCTGTCAGCCCCTTCCCTAAATATTTTGTAATTGGCATCCAATGACTCCAATAGATCATCAGAGACACGAATATTCTTCTGTTCGATGGTTTCCATGAACAGATCCTGCAGGAATTCACCATGTTGGTCCAACACTTCTTCCTGGAATAGAAAATCAATATCTTTTTGAGAAATTTCGGACATTACACAATTGGCATTTTACCCAAAAATACCGGTGTAACACGCATTGAGAAAGGACAAAAAAGCCCGACAAACATGGTAGTTTATCGGGCCTTTAGAGTTAAAATACGACTATTTTAGTCAATTTGATGCTTATCGATGTACTTTATGATCGGTCCAGAATGATGAACGACCAAAGAAGCGTCCTTTGAATCAAAAGTCACGGTAGTTCTGCCGTCTGAAATGATTTTAGGTGACATTCCGGAAGCAGTGTAGATGTCCAGAGATGTCTTTAATCCGGACGCAATGTCGTCTGAAGGAAGAATGAATACTAGTGTTGTCATGAGATTTTCGCACTGCAAACATACAACCTTTTTTTTAAAGTTATGTCTCTGGATTTTTTTTTTACCAATTATCAATCAACTTAATTTTATCAACCATCTGTTTTATTATAATTCGAATTTTTTTATCCTCCAAAATAACTCTTTCGCAAGGATTTCCACTTGCGAATCCTTGAGTATTTTCAAGTGGTTTTTCAATGTATTTGTAATCATACAAATGTGCCCTATAAATAAAATCAGTGAGGATATATTTAAATTTATGATCTTTAAACTGGATTGTAAGTGTAAATTTAACTATTGTTGATTCATCTATTGACGTATTCCCTTTTAAAGTTAATGATGTATTTTCAACATCTGACTGAACAACTTCCTGATAATCTTCAAAAGTAGACCCTGCCCATATTTTTGCATTACTATATAATTGATTTGCAGATAAATTATCGGCAGGTATTACCTCCGAATATAATACTTTTCCATCCTTCATTGGCATTACACCACAAATTGTATCAATTTGGGCAAAAGAATGTACCGCAAAAAATAAGCAGACAAATAAGAAAATGTTTTTTTTCATGGTAAAGTTAGATTTTAGGTTGATCCATTTCTGCAAATATATAAAAAACCAATTCCTATGAAGGCATTTCTTTGCTACTTTCTATGTGCCCTCAAAGAAAGTAGCGCCAGCAAGCCCACCGCATGGAAGGCTTCACCTGGCTTCGAATTAGGCCTTAAATTTTGCCTTCGTCCGCATAGCTGTAATAAACGCCATCGCAAATAACAACGTGGTCAGTAAGTTGCATATCAAGGAATTTCGCCCCATCTTTTATTTTCTGTGTTATCTTATCATCGCAAGAACTTGGATAGGGGTTTCCAGCTGGGTGGTTGTGTGCAATGATTATTGATGTGGCGTTCGCTTTGAGTGCTATTTGCAGTATAATTTTCGGGTCTGCCGTTGTTTCCGAAATTCCACCCTGCGAAATTTTTGCCGATCCTAAAACTCTGTGTTGGTTGTTCATGTATATTGCCCACATTTCTTCGTGGTGTTCCATGCAACAGCTGAAAATGGGGGTTAGAAATTCATAGATGTCTCTTGAATTGCGAATTTGGACACGTTCTCTGGGCATTACTTTCGTGCTGTAAGAAATTGAAATTTCGCAAACGTTTGATTCGATTTTTTTTGATACTTTTGTCATGTCGATAGTTTTTAAAGATTATTGATTTTGTGAAACAGGGAGAAAGCCGTCGAAAGTTTTAACTCCCTGTTTTTTTTGTTACTATAAAGATACAAAATAATTGATATATAATACTATATATCAATACGTTACAGTTTTACAAATCAATATTGCATCATTGAAATCGAGTGGAAACCGCTCTCCACTTTCCTCAACTATCCAAAAACTTTTTTTCCGACTTCGCTTTCAATTCGGGGTGTGTTTTCGCCAAAATAGGGCAGAAAATAGGCCGTTTTTCTCGTTAATAAACTTTAACACATTGATTTTTAGCTCTTATAGAGGTTTGTTTCTTTTTCTCAAAAAAGAAAAGAGACTGTTTTGACCGCCCCGCTCTGTCCGTGGGTTGCAATTGCACGCCCCCCGAATGCGGGAAATGTGATTTTCCGCCCGATTCCCACCGTAGGGCGAACCGACCGAAGTCTTTATCCCACCTGATACGAAAAAGGCCCGTAGCTGAGTGCTACGAGCCTTGGAGTGCAGATGTAATCCAACCTATCCTTTGGGTGTCATTGATGCGGATCCAGATGGTTTGTTAATCATCTTTAGGAATGCTTTCCTACATAACAGATACTTGAATGCGTCCGTGAAGTTTGTGGATTCCTTTGCCAATCGATGGACTGGCAGTCCGTCCACCTTCTTTTGTTTTACCACCATGCCAGCCATACGGCTACCGCTTGACATCTTGGCTGCTGTCTTCTCCAGCTGTGCCTTCAGGTTAGGGCAGTTGGTCCGATCGATCAACAGCTTTGGTAGCGTCTTGTTATTACCGCTCATGAGTTCCATCATGAAGCTATACTCAGCATTGCTGCCAATGTTCCCTTGGCCAACACTCATCAACTGTACTGCCCATCCGGTTCTCTTGCCATTGATATCAACCTCAATAGCCTTCTTGATCTGTGTGGCCACATCCTGCCCAATCTTGGCATAGTTGTTTGCTGCCCTGTCATAGTACAACTTCAGGTTCTTACGGCGATGCCCGGCAAAGTAACGGATGAACTCATCTGCCATCTCCCTGATGTAGGATGGTGGTAGTGTGTACAGTTCCTTCATCACACGATAGGTACTGCCCTTCTGCTGACCAAAGATCATCCATAAGGTATTGCCTATGTCTAGTCCTCCCTCAATGGGTGCATTGGTGTCCAGGTGTCTGAGAGCCCTGCAATCCGGATCGGATCCAAACGGTAGGGTCTCGATATATTCATTGTTATTCCCATCTGAATAGAAATGTCTTTCAGCCAGGTTTGAGTAGAACCGCGATGCTGCAGATAGTTTGGGTATTATGGATAGGATGTTAGTCATCACTCCCTCCAGTCCGACGGCAAACTCTTCATCGAACCAATCAAGCCCCAGAATATCCACATTGACGAATGAGGATGCGATCAGGAAGAGCGATGTTCTCTTCCGGCATTTGTTCCAGCGTTCCTCCCAACGCTCCATATTACGTTTAGCCAGGGCAATCCTCTTTTGATTCTTACCATCCAAAGTGACAGCATATTCCTTTTTCGTTTCATTGTAGGTGAATCCCACCTGAAGCAGATCTATGATCTTCTGTTTGTCGTTTTTCTTGACCATTTTCAGGATCCAGTCATATTCCCCGATCCGGTTCGGATCCGGCATATCGGTGGTAAAGGTCTGAGACCGGTAAAACGGAGATTCCCCATATTTGGCACGATAACCACGAACCGCCTTCAAAAGGTTGGCGATCCTCACTTCAGGAAAATATTTTACTTCATCACCGAACACACCAACATAAGAACGGCCGGCGCCGATGGCCGGTCTATCCAATGAAATGAATGTAATGTTGAAGCCATTGAAAAACGTCATGGTATTCTTCCAGGACGACATGATGTTATACATCTGTGAACGCCACTCTGCCGGAGGTTCATTGTTGATCACATAATGAACACCCTCTTCCCAGCCATGCAGCCTTAGACCTTCCTGAAGGGATGGAATGACGTTCTTATGCAAATTGGCATACGTGTCTGAAACAAACGCGAACGGAGCTCCTGGAAGGTCGTAAACAGCCTCCTGAAGGCGTTGGACCACAAAGTCCGTCGTCTTTGAGGCAGCACGTCCAAGGATGCCATAGAAATCCCGTGGCATCATGATGCTGCACACCTGAGCCAACCAATTGGAATAACGTACCTCTACGTCAGGCCTGCTCAGATCCAATCTTGCTTTCCTGGTCATCGAGTATTTCTAAGAAGTTCACTTCCTCAACGCCTGACTCCTGGCGGAACCGGCGCTTTTCTGCCTCAGGCACATCCAGGGCATCAATTCGTTCAGCCAGGTCGTTGCGATCTGCCGGCATCAGACTTATTTTTCGGGCATCAATGGAATAGATCTTGATGGGTTTGTTGTATAACCCCTCAGGGATGCGCGGAGGCTCAGGAGTATCCAACCCTTTGATTTTGTAAGCACGCGATAACATGTCGCTGTAAACCTCAAAATCACGGCTGCAATCCGCTGTCTGGGCAATGACTGCAGCTGCTGACATCAACTGCTCGAACAGCATGTTCCGCTGAGCCTGCTTGTCTATCCCATCATCCATGTAGAACAGGTTGATGGCTTCATCAAACATCTGCCTGGATCTGCGATAGGAAATGTCATACGGAGGGCGCTGAATGAACGCAATGGCGTTTTCCTTGCCATATTTCCTACGAAGCGAGTTCAGTAGGTACAAGATGTCCATATAACGCTGTTCCTCGTCTGAGAGTATGTATGTCGATCCTGACTGGATATAATCCTGCAGTTTGTCAAAATGCGATTTCTTGAAATTAAATCCCTCCATACATGATCTCTTCTACAGCGTTTCTAAATTTCATTGTTTTACGAAGTTTATCCAGGCGTTGAGCCTGTGATGCATTCTGATCAGCGTCCTCCAGCATGGCCATGCCAGATTTTGCATCATGGTAAAGTATCCCACGGTCATAGTGGTACCGGAGCTTGCTATCCTCCAGCATGAAGTAATACATGAACTCTATTTTGGGAACATCAAAGAACATGGCAATCTTTTCAGTGGTATATCCGACGGCGGCCAGTTTTTCCAACTCGTCAAAGTTTATCTTGCTGAGCCATTCCGGAGGCTTGACATCATCCCACCTGGCAACTCTCAAGGTTATATCTGAACTCATAGACTTTTTCTGATTTACAAAATATGTATTGTTCTTTCATCGCGTTCTCTCCATAGTTCCCGGAACCCTCGACCACAAACTGGCCAGCTGGAGTCTTGAGGCAGGAAACCTTCCGGTGCGTCCATTCATAGCGGACGGATATCCGTCCAGCCCTGGACAACTGTTCCAACCGGTCATAAATGCGTGGCATCCTAAATTTGATGCTTTCCGAAATCTCAATCTCAACTGAGCCGATGAGTCCAGCTTCCTTCCACCGCACCAGGGAACTGATGATCCTGTCGTTGATGGAGTAAGTAGCGATGAATAGATGATCCACTCTTCCGGCATGCCGTATGAGGTAGACAATGAATGTGAAGGCGTTGAAACTCTTCGTAGTCTCAATAAAGAAGACCTCTTCTTCTCCTGGTAACCGGCCACATAAATCCTTAAGATTCCGTATCCGGAAAAAGTGCAGCCTTTCAAACCTGGCTGAATACAATCTGGCGTTGTTGCGTTCCTTTTGGATATCATCAATTGAAAAATATTTGTTCATCCAAGCAATCTTCCCACTTCGGACAGTTCCGCCTTCTTTTCCTCCAGCCGGCGCCGGCGTTCCGCCTCCAGATGTGGTTTGTCTTTCTTCTCCATTTCCGATTCGATTCTCCAGATATTATGCTCGAGCTGCAGCTGCTTTATGACCAGGTCTTTTATTCCCAATTTTCGCAGATCCTTCATTTTGTTGAAGTGCTTGAATATCGGATGTTTACCTAGTACCGTCTTGTGCTTTTTGTAGTAATCCAGTTCGGCATAGATGGAACGATTCTCCAGGTAGTTCTCAATGATCGCACCGGATGTTTGTGCACACTCCTGGGCGGAAGTACAGTTGAAGAGATGTGCATGCAATTCCCGGTACCGGTAGAACGATGAAAATTTATCCGTCACCAGGGCACGCAGCTCCATGGGGCAGCTTGGTTCGTTCAGAAATGGGAATTCATCCCTGAAATTAGGGTATTTCTTTTGAGTGGAATTTGCATTTTGCGCCAATTTAATTGCACCAGGTGCAACTTTATTGATATCTGATGCATCGATATCGGCCAGAATTGATAATTCCCTGATGACCAAACTACGGCTGTTGGCCGGACTCGCTTTCACGAGGCGGACCAACAGCTTGTTTTTGGAGTATTGTTCGAGCAGCTCGACACCACGGTCTAGGTTGCAACCCGAAGCCAACCATTCAAGGATTTCACCTTTCACTTTTCGAATCTTGATTTTTCAGAGAATTGCTTGTCAAGCCAACTCATGAGGAGCTTGCTGAAGCCGGCTTCTGAATGATTCAGGAAGTGTTTCTTACCGATCAGGCGGCGGAAGGTTTGTTTTTTATCTTCCGTAGCCAGAGAGGATATGACACGCAGCATCCATTTGTCCGAGCTCCAGTCAAGCTTTTCAGTTTCAGTTTCTGGATCGACATGAAAGTTGAAGTACATGGAAGACATCAACAGCCCCTGGGAAAGCATTTCAGGAAATGCCTCAATCACCTCCATCATCTTTCCCTTTTCAAAGAAAAATGGCAGATGAGTGTCGAAATTTCGGATTGGAAGTTGTTTGCTTAACAGCCGGTCGATGGTACGTGCACGATTGGCATTGTACAAGGTTTGATTGTTCGATTCATTCTTCAGCAGCCCGGATATTTTCAACACCTGAATGTCTTCGACGGATGTCTGGGAAACGAAATAGATATCATCGTTCGACCAGATAAAGTCCTCACAGACATTTTCGTTGATCAGGACCATCAACAGTTTGTTCAGTACATCAGCCTGGGGATTTGAACTGATGCATTCATGTTCGATGAACAGGATATCATCACTGAACCAATCTTCCTTGTCACCAATTACCACCAGCTGGTAATCGACTTCTTTGAAATTCTTGGCGATGGAACGGATGGCATACAACAATTCGGATCCTTGGGCTTTCGATTTGAGGTAAGGGATGACAATGGCCACCTTTTTTTTGTTCACTTCGTATAGTTGCTCTTCCTGATCATCTTCTGCAGGCGCTTTATTTTCATCCTGAGAAGCATCCGTCGATTCAGGTGCATCGCTTTCTTCTGCAGGAATTTCTTCAGCTGCAGGTGCTTCCTCTTCAATTGGAGCATTTTCCGCGGCGGGTGTTTCCTCCGGCGGTGTTTCATTCGCATTCAAACCGATATTTTCAGCCGGTTCAATAGGTTTTTCGTCTTTTTTCTTTGCCATAACATGTGTTTTTAAGTGTAAAAATCGATGATGCAATTTGCAATTGCAAAAACATTAGGGAAAGGACAAAAGAGCCTGACCGAGATTCGGCCAGGCTCTTAAATTCAGCCATTCGGCTGCTATTTTAAACGAGGTTTTTAGATTCCTCCACCGGTAGATCCGGAAGGCAAACCAAGCAAGGCGTTCACTTCTGCACTGTCCGTTTCCGGGATCAAGGCTTTAGCGATTCTACCAAGCACGGAGCCAGCGAAATCCTGAGCCATGGTAACAGTATGCTTGTTGGCATCCTTGTTGTCCTGGCTGTTGTCCTGGGTGATGGAAAGGGGATTTCCGGGATAACCGGCAATCTTGCAATCGATACCGTCAAGGCAAGACACCTGGATAACACCCAACTCTTCGTTGATGTTGTTTTCCATGAACGTGTCAAAAGCCACGCTGTCGCCAGGATGTTCGAAATCGGCATGATGAATGAAACCACGGGCATCCTTTTCTCCGGCGCTCTGGTGGTAAACATTCTGTGTCGTATTGGTAGCATAAATGCCGATCGGTTTCTTACCAGGCAAGAATTCAAAGCCGGTAACACTGGGAGTTCCTTCAGTTCTGGTGAAGGTGAGCAAGTCTTTCATCAGGAAGACCAACAGGAAAGCTTTTTTTCCTGTTGGACGACCTGCATTTGCGGAGGACTTGGGTACTGATACGGGGGAGTAGGGAGGCATATTTCCTTTTTTTAGAGGTTAATGATTTGGATTAAAGACCACCACCAACAGAACCGGAACCCGTAGGAGGAATGTAGGCGAAGATGGCTTCTTCCATGGCAAAACCGGTACCCTTGTGGAACTCCATGAAAACCTTCACGTCGTAGTTCTGAACCTGCATGAAGATTTTTGCGTCGTTGACGTTACGGCTCATCAGGTGGATGAAGTTTTCTTTCGGGGTGATGAAGAACACACCGGTGCCAACAAGACCGTCGATCGGGGCAAAAGTCAGATTGGAGAAGTCCACGCGGAACTTATCGGCATCTTCATTTTTGGTCACGGGGTATTTGGTGCGATAGGCACGACGGTACAGGGTGATCAGATCCGGATCCGCATGGATCAGCATCTTTTTCTTTTTGTACTTGTAGGGAACGGCATCGACGGCTTTGTCTATTTCTTCCAGGATGTTTTCAGATGTCAAAACAACACCATCCAACAGGAATGTTGCATTGTTGGTTGGGTTGGCCTTGATGGCTTCCAGGATGGTCAGAACACCGTCCATTGATTCCAGGGCGGAAGAACCGGCTTCACCGTCGGTTGTTTTGATGCGTTCGACGAACTTGCCGGTAGCCATGGCCAGTTCCAGGTCTTCCAACAGTTGGGGTAACACCAGTTCGTTGATTACGAAGGCAACGATAGGCATCTGGTCCGGAGTTTTGGTTTCGTCGTACAGGTACGCGATGTACTTGTCGATGATGTCGCTCGGAGTGATCGGGAAATTCACCTTAAGAATGAAATTCTTGATAGTGATGGGTGTGAATTCAGTAACCCCTTTGGGCGTCCACTTCGGAGTGAACTGCTGAAGTACGCTCGTGATGATGGCGTGGGCTGCTCTCCATTCGGATTTGTCCGTGACAACCGTGGTCATGTAATCCGTGATGGTCAATCCGAGATTCAAGCTCTTGAACACATCCAGCTTCTGGCCACTGACATACTTGCCGAATTCATCCTGCAGTTCGGAGGTTTTGATGGTGTCATCACCCGAATACTGCATGGTACCTTGATTGAAATACTCTTCAATCACTCTGTTGTGCATGTAGGCCATGTTCGGCTTGAATGCAACCTTTTTACCGGTTTTGTTCATGTCAATGGTTTCAGTGATGTCCAACTCAGCAACTTTTTCCAATTTGCCATTGGTTTCCTTCAACGTCAGGTTTTCAGCCTGAGCTGCTTCGAACTTGCTTTTCATGTCAGCCAGATCCTGCTGAAGTTTAACAACAGTGGGGGAGGTTGTCACGTTCAAATCGGACTTCTCGGCTTCGGCCAGATCCTTTTCGAATTGTTCGACGAACTTCTCTCCAAACTTTTCCTGGAGAGTGGTTTTCATTTCAGCCGTCAAGATGCTTTTCCCTTCCGCATTCTTGGGAAGAGAGGCTACCTTTGGAAAAACGGACAGAACGAGCGCTAAAATTTTTTCAAACATAAATTTTGGTTTTAGATATTTAGATAGTTGTTGACTAACATGTTGTTTCTGATTTCACGAGCTCTGCCAATGGCCATGTCCAGGGAACCTACGTGATCGATCAAGCCAACTTCCTTGGCTGTTTCAGCGAAGAACATTCTTCCGGCGAGTATCCCTGCAGTTTCTTGCTTAAGTTTGTCTCCCCGACGTTGGATGACGGCGGCCTGGAATTTTTTTGCAAGGGGATCCAGTTCCTCGAGTTTGATTTGTTCATATTCTCCTTTAAGTGCTAATTCGAACGGTTTATTTTTCCAATCGCTATGGTTTGAATAAATGGTGTGCTGTTTTCCACCTTGTTCTTCTTTTGCTTTTGCCCAATCCCAGAACGACATCATCACACCGATAGAACCGATCTCGGATGAAATGTCGTTGCCGGCAATGATCTCATTACAATAGATGGCGGAGTAGTAAGCAGCTGAAGCGCACAAATCGACACAGGCAACAATGGATTTACCCTTGCTGCGGAAATAGTTCTGTGCCTCAATGATGGGAGCGATGGCATCGACGGAACCACCACCAGAGTCATAATCAGCAACCATGGATCCGATTCTCGGATGGTTGGCAGCTTCAATGATGGCGGCAGCAATTTCAGTTGTTCCATAACTGCACATGGTACCATACTTGAGCATGGTACCGGCTATCGATACGATGGCGGTGCTTTCTTCAGGAACATTGTCATACGAAGAAGCTCTTGCTGCTACTTTGGAGGAACCAATAATGGCCATAAACGGCTTGGAATCGGAAAGAATGTGTGAATCCGTAACGGAATCATACTCACGCTCCAGCAATTTATGAATGATGGCATCGCTAGCGAAGGCGTCTTGTGGTCTTAAAAACCACTTGCCATTCATGACAGCAGAAATGAGATGAGAATACTTCATCAGTAGGTACTATTTTTGATAGTACAATTCTACCGATGAAATAAGGATGGTAAAAGGACTCTAGCTTAGCAGCAATTTGGATTTTTCTGCAGAATTACGCTTGGTTGAGAGCGTCTGTTGAACCGGTGATCCGGAGCTGCTGGCGGAAAATAACACCGGGTTATGTTCCGTTCCGACTATTTTTTGCAATCCTGACATGTATTCAAGTTTGACCAAAACCTCCATACCGGTCAGGTTGCGAATCTGTTTTTCAATTTCGTCATTGTTTCCAGACATGATGATGGTCAGTTCCTGGACAACGAATTCTCCATTCGTATCATCGGATTCCACAAAGGAAACGGTGGTGAACTTGATGGGTATCCATTCAATTACAAGCACCTGAATGCCCTTACCAGGATAATCGTTTACCGTCGCTTCCGAACTGGGAACGTACGAAAGGCCTATAATCCTATTCCTGCGATCTAAGTTTTGTGTGATATCCATCATTTTGAGTGTTTTTGTCTGACATTGTCAGAGAAAAAAGGGGCAAAGTTCCGTTTATCTCTGACATTTTTTGTAAGTTATTAAACCATAGCGTTTTGAATCTCTGTATATACTTCTTTAAGGAAGTTTTCGCGGTTTCTGTAGTCGAATTTCTTGATCTGATCGAAATTTATCGCATTAAACTTCATTCCGTAGCTGGCCAGGAACGCTTCAATGATTCTTTTTTGCTTGTATCCCTTCTGATATCCTATGCAGAAAAAATCCCTCACCCGTCTTCTGAATTCGGATTCTATGAATTGTTGAATCTGCAGTTCCTTCCATGATGGTACATAAATGAAATGTTCCCTAAGTATCCGATGATTGATGTCTGAAAGTGGTAAGATAAACGTAACGGCGTTTTCTTTGACGTTTGGTTTGACCGGCAAATCAGACACACACCACATCGAATCAATGTATAAACAAATATCAGACCTTTTCGTCAAAATAAAAGCTCCATTTTCATCCGTCTTGTATTCATGATAGAGAAAATCGTGCAAGTGTTTATCCAGGCTGATCGTAATTTGTGGTTTATCCATGGTTTAAAAGGGTATTTTAACACGAAAGTTAACTAATAGTTTGCAGATTATCAAACGAATAGCATAAAATTAAGATGTTTTTTCATGCAAAAATCAGTTGTTTGCAGGGTAACCTTGGCTGGATAAGGAAAAAAATCGTGCACGAGCTACAAATAAAAAAATAGCATTGATAATTGTTTAGATATCAATGCTTTAAAACCGTACTATTTTAGTACAATTAACATTAAAGGTCAAAAATAACGTACAAAATCGTGCAAAATGCAATTTTGTACAGGTGGAACGGAATCGTGCAAAAATGGTGCGTAGTTTATTTGTTTGGAAATGAGTGCAATAAGTGGTGTTTTTTGTCCTTCTGTACGAAAGTACAGTCTATTTCTTATTTTATACATAGGTTGTTTTTCAAAAAAAGAAAAATATAAAAAAAAAGAATATAATATATAGTATATCAACCACTTAGAATTATTTCAATGAAATTCATTCCAAAAGTGAATACACCTATATCCATTTCCGATCGATTAAATTTGCGCACCTCTTCCCAGATCATCAAAGCAGCTGTGCAAACGGACCATTCACATGGTACCATATATCAAAATGTCACTGATCAACTCCGGTACCCGAAACAATTTGACCGGCTGCCGTATCATTTTGATTTCCGATCGGGAGATATCGGGCAGGATCCACACTGCATCACTATCAAAATGTCAAACCGGATTTCACATACTGTTGTTCCAAAATTTTAAATCTGAGGGGAGGAGGGGGAGCGGGGAAAAGAAAGGTTCTTTGGATACACCTACCGGAGTATATAAATGAATGACCTACCGGCTAAACGTAGAAGAGCCTCGCTGGAGTGGTAGCGAGGCTCTGGAACCATTGGAGTTGAAGGTGTTTACTCCTCGAAACGGGAAATAAGGGGTACTTGCTTGCGATGTTCGCCGAACATCACGCTGTCGTGATCCAGATGCTCCACCATGGTCGGTACGGCAGTGAACATCTTCCAGTTCGATTTGTGGATCTCGAATGAGTTCCTTCGTCCGATTCCGCTCGATTCACCATAAACCTTGACGGGAGTGGAGAGCCACCGTTTCATCGCACGGAGTATGCCGGCTGTCATGAAAAAATTTCCATCGACCCAGGCTGAATCAATAAATGTCATACCTCCGATATGAACCGGCAGGCTGGTTCCACCGGAATAAAAGTCTGAATTTCGGAATGGTTGGTAGATCGGACTCAGGGTAAACTCCTTGAATTCATTCTTCAGTGTCCTGATTCGACATTGAAGCTCATCATAGAAGTTCGCACAGGGTATTACATCATCCTCGATTATTAGACAATCATTGTCAACATACATCAGCATTTTTCGGAAAGTATGCACGTGACAGGCTTTAGGCTCTCCAGAGATGCCAGTAAAGACAATTTGGACGTTTGCCGGCAATTTGATGGTTTTATACTTCAGGATATTCTCCGGGGTCGTGTTGTTGACAAATCCAATAACTTCAAACCCATCCAGTTTGGATATTAGCCTGAAAAAAAAATCTGGACGATTACAGGTAGGTACAAGTGCTTTCATTGCATAAAATTATTTGTTGATAAAAATGGTTTTCTCGCATGGTCCGGTTATTGTCTCAAAGTATACACAATCATATTCAGCATTGTCATTAAACCAGCACCCGCAACAAGGTGATGATGTATCTCCGATTTTCGGTTGGACTTTAAGATCAATCTTATTCATAAAATTGAATTCTTGGCCAATGGGTCGTTGGGGATGAGGTAAATTCATTGCAGAAAGTTGTTAGGGAAGATCGCCTCGGATAACGCTCAGCGATATGTACATGCTGGTGGTATTCCGGCACTCAATTGAAAACCTTTTGCAGTCACCGAAGCCTGTCGTGATGTCCTGGTATTCCATCTTGGACGAACGGCCACCAGATTCCTTGTAAAGCTGGCATATATGATCGAATTGTTCTTTAAAGAACGAATCGACCTTTTCCTCCGTAATGGTTCTTTGATTAAAAGTTCTGAAGTGCTCCTGAAGTGCTTTATCCAAAGAATTCTTTGGCATATATTGCTGGATTTCGATAAAATATTTTTTCATGATTGTTTTAGTTGGCCGTTACTATGCCTAGCCAGGGCAATTGATTGTTTTGTAGGCGACACCTGCGTTCATATTTAATTTCGGTTTTCCTTGGTATAATAGAAGTCCTCTTTTTAATCTTCACTTCAATCTCTGCCCTGATTTTTCGGATCCTATTCAGATCAGAATGCATGCGTCGAATTTCTTCACGATTCTTATCATAATTCATGCTAGGTAGGGATTCTAAAAGTTTCTTTTCTCGATTAATAAGAAGAGAAATAGCGTTTGTCAATCGATCCGTAGAATTTAGTCCTGTTCGTAGGCATGTGGCTAGATTATCAGGGTCGTCATTCAAGGAATCCGTATCTAGATGATAAACAATATGCCCGGATGGCACTGGGCCAATAAAATTGCGATAAAACCAGGCTGTGTATGGGATAAATTTTCCATTTACTTTCACCATTCTTTTTTTCTTTCCGGTTTGATCTTTCCAAATACGAACCTCTTCTTCCTGAGCTGCTAAACGTACCCCCAACGACCATGCGTTTTTTTCAGATGTGAAACGATATCCCATTCCTAATTCCATGTTATGGATCCGGATCGTTTTTAGGTCTTCATCCGAACGATGGAGTGATAGTAGCTTTATTTTTTTTTCAATATGTTTCTGAGTGAATTTTCGATATACCCGAACCCCATCGATAACTCTAGAACTGCGTTTTTTTTCGGTTAGAGCTTTTGCGATCTCAATGTTCCCCATTGTTTTGAAATTTTTCTTCAGAAAATTGACATCGCGCTTATCCCAATGTACTAGATCGAATTTCTTTAGTCCCATTCGACGGCACTGGTGCCTTAATGAACCTAGTTCAATCTGATCATCTTCATCACGCATGGCATTTATTTCAATCAGGAGCTGACTCCAGGTTAAATCAGGAAAGCTTTGTCTTAAAAAAGCCGTTTCGTGTAAATCCCAATTTATCTTAACTTTTTGTTTCATGATCCATTTCAATATTTAGGAAAACTCATAGGTGCTGCCCCCGGTAAAAATGATGACCTTAATGGTCGTTTTAAATGGAAAATCCTCGGCTGAACATTGATCAAGAACATTTTTCATTTTGGTAGAGTTTGTAAAAAACTTTTGATCATATCCTGAATAGTTGAATAATACGATGTACCGATCAGGGCCATGCTCGGTTTTTACATTTCCCACAAAATCCTTCACGATAATCTCACAATTGACAAGGTTTCTAACCGAAGTGGATGGTACATTGAATTTCTTTAATTCGTCTATTGGTTTGATGTTGAGTTCAGAGAAGTTTTTCATGATCAAGAATGGTATTGATAAGGTTTTTACAGTTGCAATGCTTAGCCCATCCGAGCCAAGAGGCGACGCGTTGTTTATAATTTGCCGGATCCAAATCGAGTTTGTTGATTTTAGCGGCTCGCCGGCAGAACCGCTTTTTAATTGATTTGCGCATGAGTATGTGCGTATGAAAGAATACGTACCCGACGAAGTCGATGCCTCTGCTATCGACCGGAAATACCTGGTAGTTTCGCTTCAGTTGAAGGTTCAATTCATTGGCCATGTAAATGCTTATTTCGGCCAATAGATTTTGAAGGTGTTGCTTGTTTTGGTGAAGGATCACCATGTCATCGGCGTACCGATAATAGTACCGAACTCCTTTTTCTTCCTTGAGCCAATGGTCGAAGTACGATAGGTACAGATTGGCAAAAAACTGAGACAGATAGTTCCCGATCGGAATGCCAGGTGCTGAGTCAATGATCTCGTCGAGTAGGTTCAGCAGCCGTTCATCTTTCAGTTTCTTCCGGATAATGGTTTTCAGAATTGAATGATCGACTGAGGGATAGAATTTTCGGATATCCATCTTAAGACAATACTGGGTACCGCCTACATCTTTCAGGTCACGCTTCATGTGCTTGAGAGCACCGTGGATCCCACGGCCTTTGACACAGGCGTATGTGTTGTTAATGAAGATGGGAACCCAAATATTCTCCAGGACATTCATGATGGCATGATGCACCACCCGGTCGCGGAACGGAAGGCGGTAAATGATTCTTTCCTTCGGTTCGAAGATGGTAAAGATGCTGTATTCGGAAGTCCTGTATTTACCCAGAGTGAGCTCGTTGTGTAGATTCTGCAGATTGCGATCAGTATGTTTGTCGAACATTCGAACGCCGTAGGTCCTAGCCTTGCCTTGTCTGGCCTTGTTATAGGCCAGACGAAGGTTCTCAAGACTGGAGATGGTATCATAAAGATTTGTTACTCGTTTCATGCTTTGTTTTCTATTCGGAGCGTTCGCTATTGCTACCAGCACCTTTTGAATGATTTGTCTTTTGCCGAGGGGCATGGCCTTTGCCTTCGAATTTATTTTCACATAGGTGGGAGGTGTCGCCCGCATTCGCATTCGAATCGTTGTAATTCGAATCGTTGTACGAGAACCCTGAGGGGGAGCACCTCAAAAGCAAACAGCCGGTTGACTTATTTTGTCAATGCGTCTTTATAAATGTCAGGGAATGTTTGCCCAGCGTGCGCTGCGTGTGCGCGCTTTAAGAAACAAAGGCGGGAGGCGCCGCCCGCACTCGCATACGAAGCGTCGTAACTCGAACCGTCGTACGAGAACCCCGAGGGGGAGCCAAAATAGAACCATGGCAGGTATTTGTTTTGGCTTGAATCGTTCCAGTCGACCGGTACGCCATCATTTGCCAATTCAGCAATGCAAATTGCCTTGAAATGAGCGATGAAGTGTTCTTTCAATTTTACGGGAACTCCAGAGAATGTCGGCATTTTTTTGATGCCCAAAAGTTCCAATACTTCTGCGAATGTTGTCACTGATAAAAAGTCTTTTTTCATGATTGGTTTTAATTATGCCTTTCGGCGGTGTATGTATTAATTATTTTCTGTAACGATGCACATCGGCTCATTGTTCTCAATTGCGGGTGCCATCAAGTCCCGTATTTTAACCGGGATAGTAGCATCTTCATTGTCCGGATCTTCGCATTCAATTTCTTCATCCCATTGTGATTCTGGAATCTCTTCAATGTTTTTTATTTCTTCAGATTCCAATCCTGAAAATTTGATTGCTTCAGCTTCTGAATTGGCGGCGATCCATTCAGTTTCATTAATTGCAAATAGTTTCATCTCCTTCGATCTGATTAGAGGTTTGCAATGCCTTCGTAAGTTTCCGGAGCAATTTCAAAAGCACGCTTCGCGGCTTCAGGAGATATAAACAAAGTGCGGGAGGCGTCGCCCGCATACGCAGCCGAATCGCCGTAACTCGAATCGTGGGACGAGAACCCCGAGGGGGAGCACCTTAGCCATGCCTGGTAGCGTTTCTGATCAGGT